AAATTAGCTTTATTTATTGATATAGATTCTTTACGAACATTAGCGGTTATAAATAGCCATAATTTAGGTATAGATGTATATGTTGTTGGTAGTAATAGTGTTAAAATTTATAAAAATAATGGGCAGACCAACAAAATATAAGCCTGAATATTGCCAAAAGATAACGCAGTATTTCGATATTAAACCCTATGTAAAAAAAGATAAGACGCTTAAAGCAAATGACTTGCGATTCTTATCTAAATTTGCCAGAAGCATACACGTTACCCACGATACATTGCTTGAATGGACTAAAGTATATCCCGAGTTTTCCGAAGCCTTTAAAAAAGCAAAAGCACTTCAAATGGAACATTTAGTTACTAATGGGTTGAGAGGGTTATTTAATACAACGTTTGCGATATTCGCAGCTAAAAATATGATAGGTTGGAGAGATAGTAGAGATTTGGAAATTACGGGAGAGGTTAAGTTCACAGAGAAGGAGAGAAATGAAAGAATGCGTAGTATCAGAAACATTGTCGGGGCTACAGACATCTCAGAGAACTGACGATGAGCTGGCCCGGGATGAGAAGGTTGTTGCTGGTAAGTATCCGTTCTACTTAATGACAGCGGGGCATTTGTTTATCAAGACAAAGTCTGCAGAGCTTATCCGGTTGGTCCCTAATTCTTGTCAGCAAGCCTTAATGGATATTATAAAAGCACAGCGGGCCGAAGGGAGACCTGTCAGGATATGGATACTCAAAGCTCGCCAGGAAGGCGTTAGCACAGAAATTGAGGGAGTTGTTTATTCTATTACATCGCAGGTTGAAAATATAAATGCTTTGATAATGGCTGATGACAAGGAGCATGCATCTAATCTGTTCGAGATGAGTAAATTGTACCAAGAGAAACTCGAGGAGAATATAAATCCTTATTTAGCTCCTGTATTGAAGAAGTCTAATGAGAAGAAGCTGGAGTTTGAGGACATACATAGTCAGATAATCATTGCTACAGCTGAGAATGCAGATGCTGCGAGGTCACACACATTCCAGATAGTGCATTTAAGTGAGATTTCAAAGTTCCGGGACTTTGATGGGGTAATGACAGCGCTGGCGCAGTCGGTGCCTGACTTGCCTAATACAATAATCATCGGGGAGACGACAGCTAACGGGATGGATAAGTTCTACGATGAATGGATTCGGGCGATTGAGGGTAAGACAGATTGGATTCCTGTGTTCATTCCCTGGTTCTGGATGAAAGAGTATTCCATGCCTTTGGTTAATGGGCAGTTGCATTCTTTGGAAGGGATAAAGTTCACCTCAGAGATGAGCAAAGAGGTATTCATTCATGACGAGGTTGAGTTGAAGGCAGAGTTTAATCTTACTGACGAGCAGTTAAACTGGCGGCGGTATGCTATTATAAATAAATGTCATGGGGATATGGTGGCTTTTAACACAGAGTATCCGGCAACATGGCAGGATGCGTTTAATGTATCGGGGGTTAATTTCTTTGATGTTCGGGGGATGCAGAAGCAGAAGGCTATGGAGAAGATACCCATTGATATTGGAGAGATATTTTATGAGAATACCAAATATACATGGCGGAGTTTGCCTGAGGGCAGGATAAGACTCTTTGAGAGGCCTGGGAAGTATGAGCAGTATATGGTGGCAGAGGACGCTTCTGAGGCTTTAGGGCAGGATGAGGCTTCTATTCTTGTGGGCAATGTAAGGACTAATCGGACTGCGGCTACGGTTTCAGGGCAATATCCGCCTGGGGAGCTGGCGCATGTAGGGGTTATGTTGGCGAATTACTTTAACGGTGCTTTAATCATTCCGGAGAATAAAGGCTATGGCTATGCTGTGTGCCAGGATACATATAAAGTCTATGGGAACATATACCGCAAGACTATAACTAAGAAAGGCAGGGTAGAGGCGACTGAGGAGTTAGGGTTTAATACTAATGCAGCGACTCGGCCTGAGATGCTGGCGAGGTTATCTGACGTGATACGGCTTAATTCTATACAGCTATTATGTAAGGAGGTAATCAACCAGTGCATGACATTCGTTACTAATCCCACGACTTTGAAGCCTGAGGCAGCGTCAGGGAAGCAAGATGGGCTGGTCATCTGTGCCGCTATTTTTCAGCAAGTCCGGGAGGAGCGGCCATACCGGGTTAAGGACAAGGATGTTCGGGCAGGGGCGTTGAAGCATGACTTGGAGCGGCAGAATAGGAACGGAGGGTTTGGGTTTGAATAAAGGAAATAAATCGGAGGTGTGATGATGTTAATAATTTTAAGTTATGGCGTAGCAATAGTGGCTGTTATTTTAGGGATGAGCGGAAAAGTGAGCACAGAGAAGCAGAGGAAAGTGTGGATAGCAGCTTGGACACTGGCTATAATTGGGGCAGTTCTGAAATGAAGTATAACAAACACTACGGGATTTATACTTTTCAAGGAAACGAAGATGATATAGTTTTTATTCATTGGTGGGATTGTGCTTGTGATTTAAGCTTCAAGGGGTTCATAGAAACAGTTTATAGGATGATAACTCATAAACCACCCAAGAGATATCAGGAAATTATGGAGGCAGAAAATGGGAGATAATGGGCAGACTAAAGAGCAGAAGTTAGAGGCGAAGAAGAAGAAGTTTGAGCAGAATCCTGGCAAGTTCATAGATACGGATGAGTTAATCGCAGGGTTCATAAAGTTAGATGATGGGCGGAATGCTTTTCTTGTCAATCTCGCGCATAAGAGGACTGATTTCATAGAGGCGAAGGCGGAGTTAGATTTCCAGTTGATTAAGGTCCTGCATATTATTGACGAGAAGATTGCGCAGGAGAACAAGATTGTGATGCCTAAGATAGGGGTTAATCCTTTCAGGCGGCATAAATAAGGAGGGTTCATGGAAATAATTGAGAAGATAAAGGGGAAGGTTGAGACGGATGAGGAGCCGAGTTACATATTAGAATCTGCGCAGGATCTGGATATCCCTGAGGTGAGGCAGGAGGTTTTAGTCAAGGAGATATTTAAAGAGTTTGATGTGATTAAAGCTGAACGTATGGCGGAGAATTATGACGACTTCATAAAGACAGCGGAGAATCAGTATAAAGGGGAGATGCCTCGCCGGAAGAATGCGATGTTTAATCTTAACGAGCCGATTACCAAGACGATTATTAAAGATATAGTTGGGGATATAGTTGACTCTCATTGGGGTGTTGACCCGATAGTATCTATCTCACCGAGGCCGGAGTTTGCTAAAGAGGGCGGTTCTGAGGTATGCCAGAAGCAGGAGCAGTTTATTGACTGTGTTATGGATGTGCGGATACCGTTCAAGTCGAGGTTTGAGCTGGCGTCACAGTCTGCGTGTTTAAAGAAAGTCGGAATGATAAAGTGGTTTCATAAGATACGCAAAGAGAAGCGCGTGGGGAAAGAGACGTATGTTGGGAAGAACGAGGTTATTGGTAAGAACGAGAATGGTTCTCCGGTGATTGATAATGCTGGGGTGAAGAACTTCATGCTGCAGCATGGGAAAGAGATGGAGAAGGCTCCGGAGAAGTATAAGAAATACATTGAAGATTTGATAGCAGAGAAGACTATACAGATAGAGGTGACGAGGGATGAGCTTACATATAACGATCCTTACCCAAAATTTGTAGACAATAAGAACTTTTATGTCCACAATTCTGTGTCCGGGTATGAGGGGTTGTGTGAAACGCGGTGCATAATCGAGCGGGTTAACTTTTCTTATTATGAGTTAAAGAAGTTTGAGAAAGAGAACAAGTTTGTTAATATAGACAAGCTGGTTCAGGATGATAACGGGAATATACCCGAGGGAGCGTATTCGCGGGACTTTGATATCCTTGAGTGTGTATTCTATTTTCTATTGAATGATGATGATGAGGACTATACAAAGATAGTATGCTGGATTTCAGAGGAAAAGAGGATATATCTTGGCGGGGTGTATTTCCCGTTTACTGTATTAGATTGCTACTATGTGCCGCATTACGTGACTGAAGGGGAAGGATTTTATCATGAGAGTATTGCGGAGGATATAAAAGACATAAATGTTGCTAAGAATGCGATACTTAACTTGACATTGGAGTCAGCGTATATAGCGACATTGATTACGCCTATAGTACCGCCGGGTTCGAAGGTTATAGAGCAGTTCTTGAACAAAGAGTTTACTGTGGGGATACCGATAGAAGCTAATCCAAATGAGATAGCGTTCTTGAATGAGAGGATGCGGCCGCCGGACATTGGCGGGTTGTTGCTGTTGAATCACGAGCTAAGCAAGATAAGCGGGGATGTTACAGGGCGGTCGGACTTAAGGACTGGGAGAGAGAGTCCGTT